ACCCTTTGGATACAAATATCAAAGTTCAGTACATGAAGAAGATGTTCCCTGAGTTTGAGGAGAACATTATCAATGATAAGAAGATGGATACTATCTTCAATGTTCTTGTTCTTGCTGCAGAGGATGGTTATACGAAAATCAATATCGTTGTTGGTTCTGATCGTCAGGCAGAGTTTGAAAGTTTAGCAAACAAGTATAACGGTAAAGAAGAGAATAGCTTATATAACTTCGAAGAGATTCGTGTAATATCTGCTGGCGTTCGTGATGCTGATGCAGAGGGTGTTGAAGGGATGTCTGCATCTAAGATGAGAAAGGCAGTTCTGAGTAATGATTTTAAAACATTCCGCAGAGGAACTCCTAAGTCTCTTGATGACGAAGATGCAATGGGGCTGTTTGATGCTGTTCAACAGGGCATGACTGCATCACCTAAGAAAACTAAGAAGCAGAAAGAGAAGAAGGATGAGAATAGGAGGAAGCAGAAGGCAAAGGGTCGTGTCGTAGAGAATTGGGAAGTTGCGCCCAAGTTGTATCCAAATGTACTCAGAGAAAAATATATGAGTAATCAAATTTATAATGTGGGAGATACGGTTCAGAACATGAATACTGGATTAGTTGGTGATATTATTCGTAGAGGAACTAATCATTTAATTTGCGTGACTGAAGAGCAGCAAATGTTCAAGTCATGGATAAGAGATGTATGTGAATATTATGAATATTATTATGAGCCGCAGGTAGATACTTCAAGTGTCAAAATTTTTATAAATAAATATAGGAAAGTTAGTTGATTGTCAAAATGGCCGTACATCTGAACGAATTATCTAGTGTATATCTAGATCAAATTGTGGAGAAAAAGAAAGAAAAGACACTTGATCCAGTGGGTCAGGAAGATGGTGACATTGATAATGATGGTGATGAAGATGAGTCGGATTCATATCTGGCGAATAAGCGCAAGGCTATTGGCAAAGCAATGGGAAAGGAAGATAAGCAAAAGAAGGACAAGAAAGATTGTAATAAAGAAGAAGTAGAAGCTGTTGATGAAGCTAAAAAAGCTAGCTTGAAGCAAGCACGTAAAAATATTGGTATGGATCCAAATAAGCCATCTTGCTGGACTGGCTATAAGGCAAAGGGGACCAAGATGAAGAATGGAAGATCTGTTCCCAATTGTGTAAAGTCAAGTCACGAACCAGAAGGTGATTTGGTTGATGAGGCTAAGAAGTCTAAGATGAGGAAAGCAAGAGAAAATGTTGGAGCATCTACTTGCTGGGATGGGTATACTGCAAAGGGAACTAAGAAGAAGAATGGTCGGGATGTTCCTAATTGTGTTCCAGAAGGATATTCTGATTGGAGATCGGAATTAACTGAAACTCTAGGTGAAGGGATCCTCATAGAGGTTGAAAAAAAAAAAAATCTCTGAAGAATAATTCAGAAAAGATCACTGATGGTCCAGTAGATAATTCATCAATCATCAAAATAAATCCAGACTTCAAAGAAGGTATTGAGTATCTGGGTGGGACCATTGTGGAATTCACTGAGGTTTCTGAGAGAAGAGATGATACCTATCTTGAGCCTAACCTGAAGAAACGTCAGAAGAATAACGAAAAAGCCATTGAGGATATGAAGAAGAAGGGAACTTCTATGAAGAACCCACACTTTGAAAATGGTCCAACAGGCAGCATGGCATCTGAGGAGAAAGACAAAAAAGCACCTACACCACAACAAAGATTGAATCGTGATGCTGGAAAGATGGCTTCAAAGAAACTCAGGCAGAGGGAGCATGAGAAATTTGTAAACTTTTTGCAGCATGATGAAGAGGTTCAATGGGTAGCAAATACAGCAGCAGAATATTTCATTGAGGAAGGTCTTAATGAAGATGGTATCGAAATTCTGATTGAAGAGCTTGGTCTTGAATCCTTCGTAGAGTATGTTTATGAACTTGGCGAGGAAGTTCTTACAGAAGCAAGAGCAGGTGGTGTTAGAGTAGAACCAGTAACTAAAACTGGTAAGTCCGTTGGTTCTCTTAGGGGAGGTGCTAGAACATCAGCAATCAAGAGACTTCGTAAAGAGAAGCAGGCAAGAAGAGATTCAGAATCTGGTAGTTCTAAACCATCGGGAATGACGGCTGCCTTGAAGAGCCAATCTGATAGGGCAAAAGCAGTTGATACTGCTAAGAAACAGCAGCCTAAGAAGAGAGGTTTGCTCGACAGAGTTGGAGATGCTGTTGTAAAAGGAATTGAACGCCATAATAAAGCAATGGCTACTGCTAAGAAATTGTCCAACGAAACGGGCAAAACTCTTAAGAAAGCAGGGAAGGTTGCAGGTGCAGTTGCCAAAGGAGCTGGAGAAGGTGTGAAGATGGCGGGGAATGCTGCTAAGGTTGCTCATAAAGTAGCGACTGAAGAGGTTGAAGTTGATGAGGCAGTAGTATATGGTGGAACTCCTGCTAAGGAGGAAAAGCCAAAGGACAAGCGCCTGGTTGTCACTAATGCTGATAAAGCAGGCAACACTCCTGCATATCAGAAGTACAAGGCAGGCGACAAGAACTACAAGGCTGCTGACCACCTGACTAATCAGTTGGAAACAGGAGAGGATGATATGAGGCTTCGTCTTAAAGAAAGGCTGAAGGCTGCATATGAAGTTACTTCCCCTTACATAGTAGATGAAGCGAAAGGAGCTCCCAAACCAACAAGACTGCCAAAGAGTAGAGAGAGGGACATTGGGAAGCATGATGACTGGAAGGATAAGCATCCAGACACTAGAGACTGGGGAGACAGACCAGAAGCCGGTAAAAAACTTAAGAGAAGATTGAACGCAGTTGTTGGCACTCAGCGTCGTCAAGACAAAGAAACTGCAATCAGAAAAGATGCAACCGAGGAAGTTGCAATTGAGAATGTCCAGGGTGGACCAATACTGCCAGGTGAAAAGGGTAGAAAAGTTTACCCAAAGAAAGATCAGCCAAAAAAGACAGGTGCAAAACTTCCAAAAATAAACCCTATTGATGAGCGTACACGCTACGCAAAAGAAACTGGTAAAGACTTCAAGACTGGCAATTCATCTGAAAGGGGTGGAACTAGAACTGGCAAATCTGCTTTTGATAAAGTATCTAGTGAACTGCGTAAGACTGGTGGTCTAATGTCCTCCAGAGGTAATGCAATTCCACCTCAAGGAAAGAAAAAAGTAAAAGGTGAAAAAGATCGCAAAGGTGTAACTCCTGTCGATAAAATCAAAGGCAAGCTTTCTAAGCAGAGAGCACCAAAACCTGAAATTGGATCAAGGTTTGACTAATGTAGTAGATTAATCGACTATATAGAATATAGTATTTGAGGTAAAAACAATGTTTGCAATCTTACTGCCAATTGCATCTAAAATTATTACTGACGCAGTTGCCAAAATTCCTGAAAATGAGGAACTTGGGGAGAAGCTAATTGAGATCTGTCTCGTCATTCTTGCCAAGGCAGTAAAACTTACTAAGACTGATATGGACGATAAACTTCTGGAAGCGGTTGCAAAAGCAATCGAAACCAGAGAAGAATGATAAAAGATAAATACTAATAGGAAATTATTTCAGGACAAGCATATGGCACTTTGGGGAAATAGTGATGCTGTTACCTCTGCAGGAACAGTATCTTTAAATTATGATACCGGTGTTGTAACCGGAAGCGGAACAGCATTTGGAGACGCAGGTTCAGCTACAGTTGGCGATGTTATTCGTTTTGGCGATCGTGCAGGTACTTATTTTGGCGATGCTGTAATTTTAAGTATTGAGAGCGCAACTGAATTAAAAATAGATTCTACTGCGGGACTTAGTGGTGCAGCAATCGCTGATGAGCCATTTACTGTAAGCCAGTGTCCTAAGTTTACTGTTCTTGATTCTCACTACAATCAGACACATAGTGATTATGATTCATTTGTTTATGGTGTTGACAAGGATGGAGTTTCTACAGGAACTCAGTATGAAACCGGTGTGGGCTGGGTTGGTGTTACAACATATACCGATGCTCAGGGAGAGTTGAGAGTTAAGAAAGAAGTTCTGGTCTCAATGTCAGGTATTACAACTGGCAATGCTCCAACATATCCACCTAGCTAATAGTGATAGATGATTTTTAGTGAGTTGAATGAAGGGAATTTTCTCCTGTTTGCTATAAAAAATTATGAGAATCCTCAAGCAGTAACTAAGGATGATTTTGACAAGGATCTTAATCATTTTAAGTACATTAAGAGGCTTCTCAAAAGGTATAATAAAACAGGAGAATTGAAAACTCATTTAATCATCAATCATTTTATTGTTTTGTATAATATATTTGGTGATGCTGCAACACCAATGCTATTTTTTAAGATTGATGAAGATATGTGGGGGACCATGAAAAGTTTTTTGATATTTTTAAATCGTCTTCCTGATCATCCAAAGTGCTATATTCATGATATTCCTATTGATAAAAAGTGTTTGCAAATTCTAGAAACGTCTTACAATGAGAGATCGCAACTATAGTAAATTAATAAATAATTTACGGGAGATGATGGGTGGTATGACTACTCAAAGTACTCCTGGTGCCGCTGGTTTTTCATCAAAATCTGATTCCGAAGGTCCTGTTGCAGGATATGATCCATTAATGAAATTCAGAGGAAAAAAAGGAAAAACTGACTTTAGAAAAGTTCCATCTAATTATAAAAAGTGGGTCAAATCTTTAGGTAACTAATATGTTCGGTCTTGGAAAATTAGAAGTATTAGAGTCAAAATTGTCAATTTACGAGGACCTCTCAAAAGAGATGCTTGATAAACTAGAAAGAGCAGTATCATCGATACAAGAAAGTAGTAATAAGGTTGCAATTATTTTGGAAAGGCATGAGAATAGGTTAGATGAAGGCGAAAAAACTTCTGACTCCACCTTGAGACTAGTTGATAAAATGCAGAATGATTTTGATTCTTTACAAACAAAGGTTGAATCTTTATCAAAGTTTCGTTGGGTAACTTTAGGAGTAGTCGCTTCAGGTATGGTCATCCTAAATATTTTGCAAGTAATAGGCCCAAAAGTTATTCCAACAATTCCACAAGCAACAATCCAGCAGGTTAGATAAGATGGAAAAGACTAATCAGACAAAACAAGACTATTGTTTGATTAGAACTTCTAATGTTGTTATTAAGTGGACATCAATAATCACTTCTGTCATCATAGATTATGATGAAATGGATGGTAATTTTTATTTACTGCAAGAGTTTTGGGAAATAGATCGTTGACCTAGACCTAGTTCTTTGCTATAATACAAAGAGAGAAAAATTACTTAATGAATCATATTGATTCCAAATTTGTTAATCTCATCGCAGTAAGATTAGAAAAGTTTAAAAAGGTCAAGCCTGGCCTTTATAATTTTCGTTGTCCAGTTTGTGGGGACTCAAAGAAAAATAAATCAAAGACCAGAGGATACCTATACTCTGTTAAATCTGATGTAAATTTTAGATGTCATAATTGTGGTTCCTCCATGACATTTAATAATTTTCTGAAAAAGATCGATCCAGTTATACATCGTCAGTATATCATGGAAAGATTTAAAGGAGGATTAACTGGCAGAGCAACAACAGTTGAAGATCCAAAATTCGAATTCAAAAGACCTGTATTTAAAAGAAAAATAAATCTTCCCTTATGCTCAGAAAATAAATTGGCAGCTGAGTATCTAAAGAATAGGAAGTTAAATCCAGATAAATTTTATTATTCTGAAGATTTTTCTGGATTTATTAAGTCCTTTGATTTGGACTATGATAATTTATATAAAGAGAGTAGAATTATAATCCCTTTATATTATGAAAATAAGCTTATTGGATTTCAGGGTAGAGCTTTAAGCTCCAACTCAATCAAGTACATTACTATAATGCTAAACGATGATTCACCAAAAATCTACGGGATTGATCAAGTACAAAAGGATAAAAATGTATTCGTCACCGAAGGTCCGTTTGACTCGACGTTCATTCGCAACGCGATTGCTATGTGCGGAGCTGATGCTGATGTGCGTCGTTGGGGCATTTGCAATCCTGTCTGGATCTATGATAATGAACCACGGAGTAGAGAGATTGTCAACCGAATTAGAAAAACAATCGAGTCTGGTGATCCCGTAGTGATTTGGCCATCTAATATTGTTGAAAAGGACATCAATGATATGGTTTTATCGGGGCATGACGTACAGACTATGGTAGAATCGAATATATATTCAGGACTTGAAGCACTTGTCAAATTTAACACTTGGAAAAAAATATGACTAATTTAACAGTTAAAAAGCGAAATGGATTAATTGAGCCACTTGATCTTGACAAGATGCACTTGATGGTTGAGGAGGCATGCAGGGGCCTTGCAGGGGTCTCTGCAAGTCAGGTTGAGATGAAGTCTGGTATAGAGTTTTATGATGGTATTACGACTGAAGAAATTCAAAAGATTTTGATTCGCGCTGCCTCAGATCTTATTGACTTGGATCATCCAAACTATCAATATGTTGCTGCTAGATTACTTTTGTTTTCCCTTAGAAAGCAACTTTATGGTAAGATGAGAGAATTTCCTACCATAGAAGATCATATTCTTAATTGCACATCAATTGATGTTTATGATAAGGAAATCTTTATCAAGTATTCGCAAGAAGAAATAAGAAAGGTAGATACTTTTATTGATCATGATAGGGACTTCTTGTTTACCTATGCTGGCTTACGTCAGGTTGTAGATAAATATCTTGTACAGGATCGTAGTACTGGTGGTGTTTACGAGACACCTCAGTTCATGTACATGATGATTGCTTTGACTATATTTGCAGACTATCCAAAAGAAACGAGGCTCGACTATGTCAGACGATACTACAACGCAATCTCAAAGCACAAAATCAACATTCCCACACCTATCATGGCAGGAGTGCGAACTCCACTTCGACAATTTGCTAGCTGTGTTCTTGTTGATGTTGATGACACCCTCGATAGCATCTTTAGCTCTGATATGGCTATTGGCAAATATGTTGCACAAAGGGCGGGCATCGGTATCAACGCAGGCAGAATCCGTGGCATCAACAGTAAAATCCGAGGCGGCGAAGTTCAACACACAGGTGTTATACCATTCCTTAAAAAGTTTGAATCAACTGTCAGGTGCTGTACACAAAATGGAATTCGAGGTGGCTCAGCGACTGTCCACTTCCCAATCTGGCACCAAGAAATAGAAGATATTATTGTTCTTAAGAATAATAAGGGGACAGAAGACAATCGTGTTCGCAAACTAGATTACAGTATCCAAATTAGCAAACTGTTTTATGAGCGTTTCATCTCAAATGGAGAAATTACTCTCTTCAGTCCTCACGACGTTCCTGGTCTTCATGATGCTTTTGGCACTGATAGATTTGATAGTCTATATTTGGATTATGAACGAAATCAGTCTATTCCGAGAAAAACTATTGGAGCTCAAAAGCTCATTTTGGACATCTTAAAAGAAAGAGCAGAGACTGGTCGTATTTACATTATGAATATTGATCACTGCAATTCTCACTCTTCATTTAAGGATAAGATTGAGATGAGTAATCTCTGCCAAGAGATCACTCTGCCCACATATCCAATTCAGCATATTGATGATCCATCAGGAGAGATTGCACTGTGTATTCTTTCTGCTATTAATGTGGGTAAAGTAAAATCTGATGATGAGTTGGAGGAGTTGTGCGATCTATCTGTCAGGTCATTGGAGGAGTTGATCGATTACCAGGAGTATCCTGTAAGGGCCGCAGAAGAGGCTACAAAGGCTCGTAGGTCACTTGGCATAGGTTTTATTGGTTTAGCTCATTATCTTGCTAAGTTGGGTTTCAATTATGATTCTCAAGAAGCTTGGAATGCTGTTCATTTGTTATCAGAATCCTTTCAATTCTTCTTACTCAAAGCATCAAATCAACTAGCCAAAGAGAAGGGTCATTGTACAAACTTTGGACGTACAAAATATTCTGATGGGATCCTACCTATCGATACATACAAGAAAGATGTTGATGAAATTACAAGTATTAAGTATGAGCATGATTGGGAGGATCTTAGGAAATCTATCTTGGAACATGGGCTCAGACACTCTACATTGTCCGCACAGATGCCATCGGAGAGCAGTTCCGTTGTGTCAAACGCAACAAATGGAATTGAGCCACCTAGAGGCTACTTGTCCGTTAAAAAATCAAAGAAGGGGCCTCTTAAGCAAATTGTTCCACAATACTCTACCCTGAAGAATAACTATACACTTCTTTGGGACATGAAAGATAACAGAGGATACATTAATGTAGTCTCTGTTATGCAAAAGTTTTTTGACCAAGCCATATCTGGTAACTGGAGCTACAATCCTGAAAATTATAGTGACAATGAAGTTCCAGTTTCTCAAATGGCATCCGATCTTTTAACTACATATAAGTATGGGTGGAAGACCTCTTACTATCAGAATACATATGACCTTAAGTCAGATGATGCTGAAGAAGAGAAACCATTGTTGAAAGATTTAGTAAATGATATACTACAATCAGAGGAGGGAGAGTGTGAATCCTGTGCAGTTTAAAGTTTCTTCAGAAGATAGTGTTATTACACAAGTTAAAGGCATGACTGTTTTTAACACAGAACAAGTGAATATTAAGAAACAACCAATGTTTCTAGGCAAACCTTTAGGAGTACAAAGATACGATTCATACAAATATCCAGTATTTGATAAACTCACTACTCAACAATTGAGTTATTTCTGGAGACCAGAGGAAGTGTCTCTGCAAAAAGATCGTGGAGATTATCAAACTCTTCGTCCAGAGCAAAAGCATATCTATACTTCTAATTTGAAGTATCAGATTATGCTTGATTCTATTCAAGGACGTGGTCCTGGAATGGCATTTATTCCATATTGCTCTCTTCCCGAGCTAGAGGCTTGTATGGAAGTGTGGGGATTTATGGAAATGATCCATAGCAGATCTTATACTTATGTGATTAAAAACATTTATTCCGACCCATCCGAAGTATTTGATCATATTGTCACTGATCCGCACATCCTAGAGCGAGCTAGGAGTGTTACAGAGGCATATAATGATTTCATTCAGGGTGCTCACCAATATGATAATGGTATCATGTGGGAGCTAGCAGCAGAAGGCCACTATACTGGTCAAACTGAAAGGTATGAATTGAAGAGAAAGCTATATAGAGCAATGGCAAATGTAAATGTTTTAGAAGGTATTCGTTTCTATGTTAGTTTCGCTTGCAGCTTTGCATTTGGTGAACTTAAACTTATGGAAGGATCCGCAAAAATTATCTCGCTTATCGCCAGAGATGAGAACCAGCATCTTGCAATCACGCAAAATGTACTTAATAAATGGAGACAGGGTGATGATCCAGAGATGCAACAGATCATGAAAGAGGAAGAAGATTGGACGTATAGGATGTTTGATCGGGCAGTTAACGAGGAGAAGAGATGGGCAGAGTATCTGTTCAAAGATGGTAGTATGATTGGTCTTAATGACAAATTACTTAAAAAATATGTTGAGTGGATTGCTAACCGTCGATTAAAAGCGATTGGCTTGAGGCCAAAGTATGATATTGCGGCAAAAAATAATCCTCTCCCATGGACACAACACTGGATCTCATCTAAAGGACTTCAGGTAGCACCACAAGAAACGGAGGTAGAAAGCTATGTCGTCGGAGGAATTCGCCAAGATGTTAAAGAAAACACCTTCTCAGGATTTAAGCTTTGAGGAAATATGGGAGGAGATGGATTCTATTGAACCATTAACTCCTATTATTGGAGAATCAAGACCTAACTTGAAAGATGGCCAATTTGGTGCTTAAATAGTATAAGACGCTTGAATTGTAAAATGCCTCGTAATCAGCTTACTAAAGATGAGTTCATTATAAAAATTCTAAAGTTAAAGAAAGACATTGATGAAGAACCGTCAACAGTATGGCAGGGGGAGAAGGATTTTGGTCATAAATACATGAACAAAGTGTTAGATTTGCTCAATGAGTATAGATATTGATTATGAAAATCCTTGGAAATATAATGGTGTGGCTTTTGCTGGGAAGGATATTGGGGATTATTTTGGTTTTGTTTATCTCATCACAAACATACAAAACGGACGGAAATATATTGGTAGAAAGTATTTTTGGTCATTCAGAAAACCGCCAGGAAAAAAAAGAAGAGTAAAAAAAGAATCTGATTGGAGGAAATACTATGGGTCTTGCCCAGAGCTTAAAGAGGATGTTGAAAAATTTGGAAAAGAAAATTTTAGTAGAACCATTCTCTCATTACATAAGACGGCAGGAAGAACTAATTTCGAGGAAACGAGACAGCTCTTTATCAATGGAGTTCTCACAGAATCACTTGACACGGGGCAACCAGCGTTCTACAATAGCAACATCCTCTCAAGGTACTTCCGAAAAGATTACTATGGCAAAGACTGAAGATTTAGTAGATTCTGTTGTTGTTTGGGCAAAGACCCGTATCGATGAAATGGATTGCGTTGATCAAATCTATGATAAGCTTTCTATTGTTGATGAGTTTGACGAGTGGTTGAACATGGATCTAGAAGGTCAGGACATTATTGTTGTTGACAGGATCACAGAGGAGCAGTATAATGATTACGTTGATTACATGAACGATGGAATCAGTTAAGGGGTAGTAGCTCAGTTGGTTAGAGCACCAGCCTGTCACGCTGGGGGTCGAGGGTTCGAGCCCCTTCTATCCCGCCTTTTTTGACTCAGTAGCTCAGCTGGATAGAGCAACTGCCTTCTAAGCAGTCGGTCGTAGGTTCGAATCCTACCTGAGTCGTTCCCCAATAAATATATTTGAGGATAAAGAATTTTTATGGAAATGGTAGAACCGCACTCTACGATTTTGGTATTGAACAGTTCCTATGAACCACTTCAATTTACTAATTGGAAGAGGGCGGTAATTTTGTTATTTAAAGAAAAAGCTACTCTCATCTCTAAGAGAGTTATTCGTCTTGTTAACTATGTTAGAATTCCATTTCTTAGATTTTCTGAAACAACTCCTACAAGAAACATGATATATAAAAGGGATGGTTATTCCTGCCAGTATTGTGGTTCTACAAGAGATTTAACTATCGATCATGTAATACCAAGGAGTCGAGGGGGAAAAGACACCTGGGAAAATTTAGTTGCATGTTGCGATAAGTGCAATGTTGCAAAAGGTAACAAGTATTTGCATGAGACGAATATGAAACTTCGTTCTCAGCCTAAAGCTCCTTTAAGTAAAGTAATGCTAGAACTGGAGCGTACAAAGGTTTCGGAATGGAAAGCATTTACTTTTGGTTAAAACTTGACAAATATATGACAACAGTTTATAATTACCACATTACTGCGGAATTAATTCAGCGGTAGAATGTCAGCCTTCCAAGCTGAACGTCACCGGTTCGAATCCGGTATTCCGCTTGAGGATTTTATCCTCTACTGTCCTATGCTTCTGATTTAAATGAACGCTTCTTATGATTTGAGCTATGATCTTCGTGATGACAATCACAACACCATTTCTCGTGTAAATATGAATTTTGAAAATCCTGATGATGATGTTCTTGTTGACCAACTAAACACTTGGCTTACAGCAATTAAATCTGAAGTACGTGTAACTGCTGAAAGCTGATCACACTTGCCCCTTCATTGGGGCTTCAATGGCCTGTAGTTCAGCGGTAGAACGCTTGACTGTTAATCAAGTTGTCGCTGGTTCGATCCCAGCCGGGCCAGCTTGCAAGATTAACTCAGTGGTAGAGTGTCTCGTTTACACCGAGGTTGTCGGGGGTTCGAATCCCTCATCTTGCATTCCCAATAGGAGGACCATGAAAAATGATTATCGTAAGATGCAAAGTATGTAATACAGAAATAGTAAGTAATACAAAAACTCAGGTTTGTGGGTGTCAAAATATGATGACAGTCAAAGAAGATAAAGTATCCGCAGTTGACTTAAATGATGTTGTTATGTTAAACTATACAAAGCAAAAGGTTGGTGATCAACTTTCTGCTTCTGATCTTGCTTATCAGGAGGCACGACGACAGCGTAAAGTTCGTCGTCTTGATTTTGAAGAGCGATAAGGAAGAGTGGTCGAGTGGTTTATGGCTCCAGTCTTGAAAACTGGCGAGGGTGCAAGTCCTCCGGAGGTTCGAATCCTCTCTCTTCCGTTACAACTAAATATCTACAAGTAATTAAATTATATGACATTATTCTATCTGCTGGTCTTAATCTTTATTGTATTATTGCTTGCTGGAGGATATGATGCTACTATGAGATTAATTGCTTTTATTGACCTTAATACCAGGTATGCCTTTTTAAACTTTAGATTGTGGATGTTCAAGAAAAAGATTGAAAGGGAACTGGAAAAGGATAGAAAGGAATTTAAATCTCAACAGGAGAAAAATCATGTCTGACAAAGAATTTTCTGATTTTAGATTGGAAAGAAAGCAATGTGAGAAGTGTGAAGCTGTATGGTTAAATGGGAAACATGTATGGGCAACTGGTGCTTCAAGTGAAAATTCTGAAGATGATCTTGCTGGATTAGTTTGCAATAAGTTGGGTGATCATAGATGTATTAATCCTAAGAGGGGATCAGATACTGGAGATACCTGGGAGAAAAGAGCAGGTTTTATTGAAGGAATGATAAAGGGTAGGCAAGATGCTTTTGCTCAAATGAAAAAGGATATTGATATCTAATTTAACTTGAATAAGTAGGTTGACCAATCCTACTTATTCTTGTATAATAATCTCATCGGGATGTAGCTCAGTTTGGT